ATCACTGGATTATCTACAGTGGTTATGTCTTTTATCATCTTTTTCATATTATTGCTATCTGGTAAGTATACATTTTCAGTATCTTCTTCACCATCAATATGTTCTTTTAATTCAATTAGACCATCGATGCCTTTTTCCGACACAATATTTTTTAAATGATTTTTTACTTCTTTAACCAAGAAAGAAATTTTTTCATTAAACATTTCTTTTATATTATATTTATCTTCCATCTTATCCCTCATTTATATCAACACCCGTGTCATATATTGTCAAATTCACAAATATGTGTTTGATGTTTCTGTTTGGTTGTAGTCTTACGTCTAAGACAAACTCGTTAGCGTTTATGGTTTCTGGAGTATTATTTGTTTCATCACAAATCAACAGATAATCATATAATCCACCATTCTTTTTGAAGAAATCAAAAATTGTTGTGATTTTTCTTAAAATTTTACCACGAGTATCTGCGTTATTAAATTCGAAGAATGCATTTTTAAGGTTCATTTTAAGCAAATGTTTTATTCTAAGAATCATTCTTCTTATATTAGCTTCTTTTGTGATTTCTTCTAATGTGGTGTTTGTCAGGTATTCAAATAAATACCAATCGTTATAATCGTTATCAAACCTAATTGCATTTATATGATTTTTGCTTAATAGATTTTGATTTGTGTTAGATGTAAATAACATCTTTGCAAAATTGGAGAATTTTCCACGGTTGAAACCAGCTAGTGGAGATTGAACACCAAATAAATTATCATTTCGGGTCATCATTCCTGCAATATCACCAGAAACAGAAACCCAACGATATTTATCGTTATATTTATCATAATATTTTTTCATTTGTCCAACAGCGAATGTATAGCTATTAAATTCGGTTAACGCACCAAACGAAGTATCATCTCTTCTATTTCCCAAATCATCTACTACTTCATCTAATATTTCTGTATCGCTTAAACCAATAGTACTACGTGTCAAACCAACAATAGCCAAACTCATTTCAGTATCATTGGCTATTTGTGGCATTGCATTTAAATAACCAGCTAATAATGTAGAATCCCCACAATCATAACCTATCAACAGTTCTGGATTCATTATACCATTTTTACCAAATATGGAATTTGCTACATTATACAGTGTTGTATAATCTGTTATATTACTGTAATCACCGTTGCTATCGGTTAACGTATTGTCGTAAACTGATAAATGATTGTTGGATATTGGCGTTGCTCCAGAATTAGAACAAGAATTTGATTTAACATAAATATATTTTGAAAATTTATTCACATTAGTATCAATATAATTGTTTTTACCATTTGTTTGTTTTGCTGTTGATGTTAAAGAATGAACAAAAGTTTCCACAATTTTATAATAATTGTCTAAACCTTTCTTTAGAACAACCAGTCCAATTTCATTGTTTGTGAAATCTGGCTTGGATACTAAAACATCTTCAAATGTTTTTGGGTTGTAATCTTTATCATATAATGTGGCATCTAAATATTTCACCACAACATTTTCAACTACACCATTAGCATCATTTTTAATTAAAATTGTATCAGTTGCTGTTATATCTGTATCTTGTGTGAATGTTGTAGAATATACTATTTGTGTACCACCTTCAGCAAAAGCAAGTGTATCTGAACCACTACCACCATTATCTGTGATTGTAGCAACATAAATTGTGTTATTATAGGTATCTAATATAACATCAGCGGTTGTTAATGTTTCTCCACTATCAACCCATGAAGTTCCAGATATTTCATATATTTTCCAAACATCTGGTGTACCATTTACTTTTACCAATATTCTTTCATCATTTTCATAATTTGTAACTGCTGGAAGTGTTTCAATAGTATACACTGTAGATACATCGTATACATAATTATCTATCGCTGGTGCTGATGTAAATGTTTTAGAAAAATCATATGCTAGTTTACTTCCAAGAATATATACCCTATCACCATCAGAAATCTCATCGGATGTGTTCACATATACACCAGATGTTGTTGTGGATTTATTTAAATAGTATGTATAATATTCTATATCAGTAATAACGCCTTCTATAATAACAGCTTTTTCTACGATATATTTTGTTTTATTAATAGAATTTACGGCAACTACTGGTAAAGTGCTTTTTGTATAAATTGTGGTATATGTAGCACTGCTATCAAAAATATCTTTTTTAGAAATAGATTCTTCATATTCTGTTTCATTTGTACATAGTAAAATTGCCAAATCGTTTTTATTAGTGACATGCCTATTATAGATATTCATATGTCCAGAGGTTGGAGTTATTCCATCTAAAGTGTTCTGTGCAATATCATCATTATATAAGTCTGTTTGAGTATTATCAACACTAATGGTTAACGTACCAGTAACATATCCGACATCCATATATACGTTAGAAGCTGTAGTTGCGAGTGGTCTTACAACATATAAATTATTTGCATTTTTTAGATATCCAGAAGCATTAAACCAATCTATATAGTTGTATTCCGTAGGATATCCAAATTTTTGAATAAGTTCTGATTCTGTAGTTATTTTTATAGGAATATTAGCTTCACCATAATTAGACTTTAACAACATTCCCGTTGTAGTATCTAAAGAAACTGGAGATGTTGTTTCTGCCAATTTCTGAGTTTCACTAAATTCCATTGATGGTGAATATTTCATATATTAAATCCTATTTTTATTTGATATAATTACAGAGCTAAATATGCTGTAATAAAAGCATCAACGGCTGATTGTAATGTTGCACCTTCACCACGAATTACTTCCCTGAATTCAATATCAAAGGTAGCATCAAATTCTTCGAAATCTCCAGTTGCTTGGTCTTTATCCATATCACCAGATTCGTTTATAACAGCACCAAACATAACCCAAGCACCAATCTTCTCACCTTTATCATTTAACTGCCATGCTACTAAAACAGATTCTATATCTTCTTTAGCACCATATGTATTGGTGATATTGTTTTTCTTAGCATTTAACCAAGCTTCACAGAAATTATAAGCAATACCATCTATATCACTTAGGAATGTAGCTTTAAAACCAGTGATTGGTTCAGAGTCTCCAGAATAGAATGTTTTCATTCCTTGGAATTCTCTATCGTTGCTTTTTACTGATTTACCTTTTAATCCAGTTCCCTTGACAAGAAATTTAAGATTGTCTGCAATTCCGTCTCCAGTTGGAGATATTAGTGCTGATGCCCATGTTTTATCAACATATGAAAAATCTAACATAAATCTATTTTTTCTTGTTCCGTTTTTAAATACTTTTTTAAATTTTTGAAGAAATAGAAAATCGGTTGCACCGTTAATTATTTCTGATATCGTTGCCATATATGACTCCTTAAGATTTTATTATTATTTATAATTTGTAAATCGTAAATTCATTGTTTCACTGAAATTTGTATAATCTGAAATATTGACTACTATAGATTCTATTAACCCATAGTATAATATTGTTAACACTATTGAAAATTCATCTTCACTTGCGTCTAGTTCAACATCCAGAGAATAACTGTAGATATCACCAAGCATATTGTTCATATAGTTTTGAATAGGAATTTCTATTCTATCCTGTATTCTAACAACTGGTGGCTTAAACACATCTACATTATTATTTATAATTTCAATTACATCTTTGGTTATTTTATTGTGTAGAATTGTGTTAAAACAATATTTAAATTTTGGTTTAAATTTTTCCGATGTTATAAATGTTTTTGATTTTGTGTCTATATCTACTATATTAATTTTGTTTTCTTTTAATAGAATTAAATCTTCAAAACCAATTGTAGGAATTTTATCAGTTATCTCATAATATACGCTTTCTATTTTACTCATCATATATCCAGCAATATCACCAGCAAATGGAATTAATCGATACTTATCATTGTAAGAATCATATTGTTTTTTATAGTTTCCAATTACTAAATTGTTTCTATGAAATGTCGTGTATTCCGTATCTGTTCCAAATATACCCAAATCGTTAATTAAATCAGTATATGTATCATATTCTTTCCATGCTGAAGTTATACACAAACAATTTTTTAAAGTACATTTTTCTGGAATATAATACATAGAATTGCCAAATTCGATATTTAGAACAAAATCATAATCATCAAAATCAATAGTATCTATATAATCTTCAATATCAGAAGCATCTACATTAATATAGTCTGTGGAAATACCATCAAATTTAAAAATATTACTTAATAGCGAATAATTTGTAGTATCACAAATAACACCATGATTTTTAATGTATATGTAATTAGATATATAATTTATTAAATCTTCATAATAATTATCAGCAGTTGTGGTTAAACCAACAATATATTTTTCAACCATGTCAAATAGACCATCACTTTTCTGTTTTAAAACAATTACTGCAAATTCATCATTATCAAAATCAGGAACACTTGAAAAAATTTGATTCCAGTTTTTAATTACACCATCATTATCTTGTAATCTGGAAGAATATATTTTTCTAATATATACATGTTCATCATATTCTATATATTCATACGATGTAGATTCTGCTCTGGTAATAAAAGACGTGCCACTTTTATAAATTTCTATTTCTTCATCCACAATATAATATGAAGAACCCTCGGTGGTACTAACAAAATTCCAACCATCATCATATATAGCTAAATATCCTTCTTTTTGAAACCAATCACCAATAGCACCAGATGGTACCAAATATGTATCTTGTTCAGATGGACTTAATGTTGATGGGTCAGTAACGGTTCTACTACTTATAATATCAACATATTCGTCGGTAATACTATCTTTAAAATTAGTTAAAGAAGAACAAATCACAACAGCAATATCTTCATTAGAATTTATATTTTTTTCTATCAGTGTAAAACACTCGTCGTCCGATGGTTCGATTGTTGTTAAATCTGCTATTGTAGAATTATAAAAATCTGAAATACTATCTAAAACTGGTATAGAATCTGAGTAAATTTTCAGAACTTTATTTTTTTCGGTTATTGAAATAGGTCTTACTACTTTAATTTCATTTTGATATTTTAAATAGTTATAAATCATAAACCAGTGTTTATAGTTTTCATCTTCTGGCAATCCAAATTTTCGAATTAAATCATAACTATTATAAACAGAAATTGGAGAATTTGATTCTCCATAATTGCTTGGTAAAAATGCAAGTGTATTTCTGTCTTCTAATATCAAATTATTTCCTTATATCATCTTCTATTTCTTTATTGGTTTTAGTTAAAAATCCTTTTCTTTTTAAAGTTTGGATGAAATCATTCTTATTTTTGGAATTTTTCATAATCTCAACCACTTCTTTTTTTATGAAACCATCCCAATCCATATCTTCGTCAAGATACATATCGTATAGATTATCGAAAAAATCTTCCATTTCTTTATTGATGAATGATTCATTCAATTCTTCATTTTTATAATTCTCTATATCATATGCCCAACTTTCCGCTTCTTCAGTTCCAAATTCTTGTAATCTTCGTATCAACAATGAAATTTCAGATTTATGAAATTTTAAAACTCTTCTTTTACCGTATGATGTGTCTTTTACACTAAATTTTGAGTTTACGAAAGCTTCCAAATGACCATCAATTCCTTGATTTATTATTTCTATAAACATTTTATCATCTTCACTACCAATTGGACATGTAATTTCGAAATAATCACCATCAGAATCTTCTTTAATAACAGATTCATCCAATTCATATACATCATCATTTTCTTCTTCGCCAACATCGTGTTCTATCCTAATAGAAAATCCCATTGGTACATCATGATTTCCAGTGGAGATATAAATTCCATCATCATCTTTTCTAAGTTCTATACTATCATTATCAAAAGATAAAGATTTTTCTACCACATCCTTACCACTATCTGCTGTGGCATAACCATCACTACCTCTCCAATTGGATTTTTTGGCTATTAGCTTGTAAGGTGGTTCAACCAATTTTTCTATTTCTTGCGCCATATATGCTTTATCTTCATCCCAACCATCTCTATCGAACTCCACATCACCTTCTTTAGAATAATCGACATCTTCATCAGAATATGAATGATATTCTCCATCATCATCGTAATAATAGTAATAATCATCTGAGCTTATTGATATAATACTTTCAGAATCTTTTTCTTCCACAATCATATTTTTATAAACTTCATTTATTTTCATTTATTAATCCTTTTTATCATTATTATATTCTGTATCATAAACCAATCCAATATATCCAATTCTAGAATTCCAAGACATTATATATCCATCTTTTTTATATATAGAATCTGAATCACCAGAACCAACATTATCTCTCATCATGTGTTCCCCTGGATAGTGCCATTGAATTAAAAAATTCAACGCTTCGTCTTTTCCTTCATTATTAAGAATGTCTAAAACTTCATCGGCACTAGAATCTTGTAAAAATATAACATCTTCATATATATCTTTAGATTTTTCTTCGACAAGTTCTTTAGGTTTTACAAAAACAAAATCTCTACTTCTATCGATATTTGCTTTTATATCATCCTCAGCGTTTATGAATTCTATTGTTTTTTTCAAATTTGGAATATTATGAATATCTAATTTAGCATATCCTCTATCATTTATTTGTTTTCTAACATCAGAGATGACTGAATCCAGTTCATTACTTTCTACTTTTTCTTCGAGTATCATGTTTTTATAAGCTTCGTTTATTTTCATTTATTAATCTCCATAAAAGAAGGGGGAATTTAATCCCCCGTTAATTATTCGTTTTCAGTAATATCAAGACCCATATCGTAGTTTGTTATGTTGATGTAGATATGTTTAATTACTCTGTTTGGTTGAAGTCTAACATCTAATACAAACTCATTGGCATTTATTCTTTCTGGAGTATTGTTAGTTTCATCACAAATCAATAGATAGTCAAACAAACCACCAGCACTTTTCAATGCAGAGAATAAATTACTAATTCTAAACAATGTTATCTTTCTAGTAGTTTCGTTGTTGAATTCAAAGAAGTTTCCCCTTAGTGTTTTTCTGAGGAACTGTTTAATATATATAATCATTCTTCTTATATTTGCTTCTTTCACTATTAAATCAAGTTGAGTATTTGTCAAGAATTCAAACAGAACATAATTCTGATTATCATAATCAAAAATTATCTGATTAATACCATTCTTTGAAAGAAGATTCTGGTCATAGGTACCTTTTGATAACAGTTTAGCAAAGTTGTTATAATCACCACGGTTATATCCAGCTAATGGAGATTGTACACCATATAAATTATCATTTCTTGACATTAAACCAGCCATATCGCCCGATATAGGAACCCAACGGTATTTATCGTTGTATTTGTCGTAGAAATATTTCATCTGTCCAAATGCCATGGTATAACTGTTAAATTCAGTTAATGCACCTATCGAAGTATCATCTCTAAGATTTCCTAATGAATCTATAATTCCCTGATTAATGTTTTCTTCGGTTAATCCAACCAAAGATTCATCATTATATAATGATACAACTGCAACACTGAATCCAGTTTCTTCTGCAATTCTTGGCATTGTGTCAAGATATCCAGCGGTTCTCTGGTTATCAAATCCTATAAGAATTTCAGGATTCATCACACCATTAGTTCCAAAAATTTCTGCGGAAGTTTCTAAATCATCAGTTCCAACTTCACTTGGGTCAGAATAATCAGTAGAACCACCATCTGCAAGAATCATATCGAGAACCATACTATCCATGGTTGAAAATTCATATTCATCTTCGGTTGCAAGTGTCCATGCTTCAGCAATACAATATACATAGTTACTGTTTTTGTTAATTATTGTCTGAATAAATTTACTTAGTCCAGAAGTTGTTTTTGCTGTTTCTACCCAACTACCAACAAATGTTTCTGCTAATTGCCAATATCCCTGAACATCTTTTTTAAGAACTATTACACCAAGTTCATACGCACCAAAATCTGGTTCTGGTTTAATTAAATTCTCATATGTGGTTGCCAAACCAGTGGAAGAATTGTAAAGTGAAGTTGCCAAATAATGTGGAACTACATAGCTTATAAAATTTGTGGTTGTGTTTTTTATTTTTTTATAAGATTTTGGTTGCGGGTCTAAATGAGTAAATGTTCCAGCACCACCAACTTCAGTAACTTCAGTATTAGACCAAGCCAAATTACCGAATTTTTTCCTGTTGGTAACTGTTAATACCGCACTTTTTTCATCGGTGAATATTAATGCTGTTGTAGCAATAGCATCTCCCTGTACCCATGCTGTAGTATTTGCATTGTATCTATATACATAATATGTTTCTAAATCACTTGGGTCTTCAGCAATTATAGAATATCCGTGAGTTAATACAGTATTTGCTACTGTTGCTATCGTTGCAGTTCCTTCACTTGCATCAATTACAGGTGTGTCCGCATGTATATACGTAGAGTGTAGTAAAACAGCATCTTCGTCTACAATAGGAGATGTAAAATCTGCTTCTTTTGAACAAACCAATACTGCAATATCATCATTGGTGCTTATCGATTTATTATAGAATTCTATTTTATTTGCACTGGTTACAGTTGCTGTATCTAATGTTGCTTCTGCAATATCAGGATTGTACATATTTGTTTTATTTACAGATGTAACATTTTCTGACGGGTCTATTCCAATACCATAATTAGCCCATGTAGCATCAATCACGGGTCTAATTACATAAAGTTCACTTGCATATTTAAGATATCCAGCACAATCAAACCACATCTTATAGTTGGTTTCTGTAGGATATCCAAACATATCAATCAGTTGAGTTTCGGTTCGTATATTAATCGGAATATTTCCATATCCAGAATTTGCAGTTAATATTACACCAGTTCTAGTTGCACCAGCACTTTCAGTTTTTGGTAATCTTTTTTCAGATTCTGTAAAAGTCATTGATGGTGCGAAATTTTTATTTGCCATATATTTATCCTTTTTATGTTAAATTATTGTTATTTGTCCAAACTTTCTATATCTTCTGGATTAATTATATCTACTTTAATCCTAGCAACACAATCCAATCTATTGGTATCCGCACCATGTTTTCTACAACTCAGTGCTTCTTCTGCTGTATCAAATAATTGTGGAACATCACGTTGAAAAAAATCTAAAACATAACCAGTTGTAAACTCTGTTTTTGCTGGTTTTTCTCTATATGAGTAGCAATAAAAATACTTATCACCAAAATTTTCTTCTTCTATTCTATATTCTTCATTCAAACTTGCAATTATTTTCTTTCCAATATCAAATGTCATTCCAAGTTTTTCTATGATATAATCAATATCATCTATTGTCGCTTCGTGTTCTTTAAGAAAATCTACAACATCATCTAATGTCGTTTCATTTTCATTTTCTGTTTCTTCATTTATATACATTTCTGAGTATATATCGTTTACACCTTTTGTAGTATTCATATTAATTCCTTTTATTTTTATTTATAAATTTTTAATAATTCTTTCTATTTCTTCTTGTGCTAAATCATAATCAATACCATCATTAAGTATTATTTTTTTATTTTTGAGTGATGTATATACTCGTTCTTGTTGTTTTGTCAATCCTCTATAATCCATTGTGAAAAATCCAAGAATGTTTATGCCAACATCGTAAGCTTTCATTAAGAGAATTTTACCAAATCCGAATCCTTGATATTTTTCGTTAATCTCAACATCATTGAATAAATATCCTTCATCGTTTACTATACTATGATATTGTCCAATTAAATAATTCTTAAAGTATAAATCTATACAAAAACCATTTTCGTTTGGAAATATATAAACATCAGTTTTTAGAGGACTATCGACCTCTAAATCACCAATTGTGTTATTTTTAAACCAACTTGATTTAAATTTCGTGTATTTATCAGAATAATTTTCCAATAATTTTTTATATTCATTAAGCAATTTCATTTTCTGTAAATCCTATTGTTCCTTTTTCAATGTTTATTTCTATACTTATCTGTCTAATTACTTGTGTTGGTTGAAGAACAATACCAATATGTAGTTCATTCATATTTATAATATCTGGAGTATTATTACTATCATCACACACACAATATCCATCTATCACACCATCTCTAGAAATCATATCCGATATTATCATGTTTATTTGAGTAGAAATGATTTCTCTATTGTTAACAGTATTGGGTTCAAACATAAAATTTTTTAAAAATATTCTTAATTTTTGTTTAAAATCATTTAATGTTCTCCTAATATTTAATCTCTTGGTTAACAAATCTTCATCTATATACATTAAAATATCGTATAGATAATATTCATCATTAGATTCATTTCGTTCTATATGGTTTATCGAATGATAACACAAAGAATCCAAATCATCATCTGTAAAACTTATATATAGCATTTTAGAATAATTTTGTATTGGATTCGTTTTAAATCCAGCGCAAGAATTAAAAGGATTTTTTAAATCTTCCAATGTATATATTCCAGCAATATCTCCAATTACAGGAACCCATATATATTTTTCCAAAAATTCAGAATAAATTAATTTCATATTATCATAAACAATTGTATATGTGTTATTTACCGCTAAATATTCTGGATTGTTCTTAATTCCAAATTCATTTAATAAAACAGTAGTCATATCATCATAAGAATCAAGATAATCCGTTTCATCCCAAATTGAAATTATTGAAATTACATCAGAACGTTCTTCTGCTATTTCTGGACACAAATTCATATCGAAATGTGATGAATCGGAATTATATAGTTCCACACCCATTAAATACTTGAATTCGATATTGTTTTTATTTCTGTAAAAATTGGTAGCTTCGGTATAGGATGTATATACATCGACATAATAATCATGGTCTGTATAATCATTAGATGTAGAATCGGTTAATACAAAATCTAAAATGCTATATGAATTTGTAGAAAAATCTAAACTGGTTGTACTTTTATTTTTAATGAAATAAACCAACGATGAATTGTTGTTTATCACATCTTCACAATAGTTCTTCTTATATAATGTATTAGAACCAGTTTCTCGTTCATATGCAACTTCATATACTTCTCTTAATGAAAATAAACCATTTATTTTTTTGAAAACCAAAAATACAAAATTTTTATTAAAATCTACATCCTTGTTTAAAATATTTCTAAATGTTTTTATCGTTGTTCCATTTTGAACAGTTGTATCATATACAATTCTTGTTGCTGTTAAATTTCCACTATTAAAAACATATTCATATTGAATATCATCATATATTACTTCTTCGCCAGTTAAAACAAATGTTTTTTCTTCAGATTTTAAATATCCAGAAGATATAATATTATAATCTTCCCAACATTCTACAGAATCATAAAAAGCGATATTTCCTTCTAAATCGTAAATTCCTAGATTTTGCGTTAAAATTATTTCGATATATGTAGACGTATCTGTGGTTGGGTCAACATATATTGTATATTGTTTATTATTGATGGATTTGTTTTTTGTATCTCTGAAATATATTTCAGTATATGTACCATCATTTAATAATGCCCACACATCCGCATTATATTCTGTTCTTATAACTGTATATAAACTACCAGATATGTTTCTGGTTGTTATAGATGTAATTTCTAATTCATCTAATATCGATAGCATTTTAATTGTATGGGTTCCAGTGGTGTTAAGTAAATATAATTGATTTATTTCCATGGTGCTTTGAAGTTCTGTTGGAATACTTGTAATTATTTCTTCGAAAACATATTTATTTTCAGTAGATATTGGAGAATCATAAGTATCATCTTCCATACAAATAGAAAAAGATACATCTTCTTCTTGGGTTATTTCTTTATTTACAATAGCACAAAATTGATTTGCACTTGAAAATGTATAATTTAAAATAGAATTGAAAGATATATCATCATTATAAAAATTAGAATTTAAATTATCAGTGTTTATAAAAGTGGTTTCATCACTAACATATTTTCCAATAAGTTTTCCAGCATTTTGCCATGTTGTATCAACCACTCTCATTACATTTATGTAATTTGTATAATTTAAATATTCATAGATATTATACCAATATTTGTAATTTTCATCTGTGGGATATCCAAATTTATTAATAAAATCTACTTGGTCTTTTACTATAATGTTTTTATTGCCTAGTCCTTTCTCAGAACTTAAAAATGCAACCGTATTAGATTTTATTGGTTCGTCTGGTATGGTACTTATAAGATTTTCTGTTATATTTATGTTTGGTCTTTTTTGTAACATATAATCCTCTTTTAATCTTTTTTTATTTATTTATAAAAATAATCCTTGACATTTAAAATTTTTATTGTTATATTTCAACCAGAATTTAAAACAGGAGAAGGATTTGGAAGAATTAAAATTTGACAAGGAATCAGCAGATTCACTTTATCGAATATTCTGTGGATTAAGTAGAAGTTGCTATCAAAATGCAGAAGTGTGTGAAGAAACAAGACCAAATATGGAAAAAGTATACGAAAAAGTGCTTGATTGGGGTAGAAAAAATTGTGATGATATGAGAGGTGAAAAGTTGCGTGGTGCTTAATGCTACATAACGGAGATGGCAAAAAGAATGAAAAGGAATAAAGAGCCTGATGACATTTTGAATGATTTTGCTAATGTTGTTGGCAGTTAAATGGAGGTGAGTAAATGATTTATTACAATGTAAGAATAAAAGCTATGAATGACGATATGGATATATCTCTTGATGAATATGGTTTTGATAAAGAAACAAGGTGGGAAGATTTAACAGAAAAAGAAAAGTCAGATGTGAAAAGCAAGATAATTGAAGAAACTGACATATATGTAACATTAGAAGCATTAGAGTAATTGCCGACAACGGAGGAGAAAAAAAGGCGTGGAACATGAAT